TTCTTGAATCTGGAGACGCCTAGAAAAGCATTCTACAAGGCGAGCTAGCTTCGAAAGTCCAACGACCCTTCGATCTGGAATGTAGGCGATATGAGCCTTGCCGAAGAATGGAAGCATGTGATGCTCGCAAGTCGAGAACAGCTCTATGTCTTTGCAGATAACCATTTGTTGATAGCCTTCTGGAGCGAATGTCGTAGAAAGAACTGAGGCAGGATCCATCTTGTAGCCGCCGAAGATTTGGTTCCAGGATTTGACGACTCTCTTCGGAGTATCAAGCAATCCTTCTCGACTAGCATCCTCTCCGATCTCAGTAAGTACCGAGCGAATAAGGTCAGTGCTTTTCGCGCATGTTAATTCTTCTGGCAAAGTCAGCTTCCCCTCGAACGAATGATTTCTATTTACGGAACGCCGATCCATTTGTGCGTCTGTAGAGATAACTTCCATAGTGGTCTTTCTATCATGTAGTTTATGATTTTCTCAATGGAGCCCTTCATGTCTCCGAACTCAGGCGAAAGATAATATAATCTGCCATCGTTAAGATCATGCCGATCTAGTATCGAAAAATCGAAAGCCGCATCGACCACGTATTTGAATTCAGAAGCTTTCTTGAAAGCATCCTCATGAACGAAATAGGGGATCTCTTGAAATGATTTAGGACTGACCGTAAGCCAGTCGATTCTTTCGTAAGGCGAATAAGTTCCATTCGACTCGCAAGCAACTTCAAAGCCTTCGTCCTTCAGAAGATTCACAATCTCCGGGAGCTGCTTATTCTTAGTCGGCTCGCCTCCGGTCACGACACAAAGCCTTGAACTTTCCTGTCGAGTGAATTTTAAGAAATCTTCTAGAGCATATTCTTTGAAAGTATTGAATGACGTATCACACCAAGGGCATTGCAAATTGCAGAACGGGAGCCGGAGAAACAGAGATCTCCGGCCCGCATTCCTGCCTTCGCCTTGGATGGTCCAAAATAAATCGTTAATTTTTAGAGACTGAAGCATAGCAATTTTCTGTCTCCCAAAGGATTACCTTGATCACTTCGACGCCCGTTCCTCTCAGAACGTCCGGGCATACTTCTCTCAGAAGATAATCAGCCATATTCTCGGCGGTAGGATTCGATGAAAGAATGAAGATTGGTTTATTCGAATCAACGGACTTGCAGGCTTTTATAGCGTCTGCGTCCTTATCGAAAAGAATCATCGTATGATCCCAATACTCGTCAATCCATCCTCCGATTTTCTCCTTCAAAACTGAGAAATCTATCACCCGCCCTAGAGCATCTAAGCTCGGAGCATGGGCCTCAAAGAAGGCAACATAATTGTGCCCGTGGAGCGTTCTGCATTTCGACTCGTGATTATGAACCCGATGGCCTGAGCAGAATTGAATTCTCCGGGTAGCTGTCTGCATGGGTTGAATATTGAATATTGCGTGGGGGAAAGCAATGAAAAATATGAATGCGAAACCTAATAATGATCTTTACTTATGGCAACAGTTAAGATTTTAGCTGTGTTTTCAAGTCACGATAACTCAACGAAATAACACGACTTTTCGTGATCCACTTAAAAGCTATCTAAATGCCTGTTTCCCGCTGTTTAAAAGTGGTTTAAATAAATATGAAAAGGCCTATAATAATTATATGGAGAATAGCAATATGAAAATCAATCTTCCGACAAAAGCTGGTAAAGCAAAAATCTTCAAAAATGCTGAAGGCGAGACGATAACGGTTCGAAAATTAGGCTCTGAATATATCGCAATATGGTCGCACGATAAACTCGCATCGGACGAATTTCACGGTTTTGATTATACGGCCTCAGAAGAAGAGATTTTAGAAATCGCATCACAAGAAAAATGGGTGGAGAAAATATGACGAAACTAGATCTAATCAAAGATATGGAACGAGAGATTGAGAAAGCTTCGAACTCTCTGAGGATCCTCAGCTCGCAAGCTGTTAGCGAAACTTTTAGAGAAACCCATGCCGGCTGTATCAAAGAAGCTGAAGGCGATCTTTCTTTGCTCCAAGGCGAACTTAAGAGACTTAAAAACTCAAAATTTTAAGGAGGCCATATGAATAACGCCCAACGATTCGAAGAAAATTATGAAGAAGGCCAAGAACTGGTTTTCAAAGCAACAGGATTGCAAAGAGAAGTTCGATTCGTTCGCTATGAGCCGACTCCGGGAGGCCGACTCGCGGTAATCGAATTTCAGGGGCAGCAGAAAGCTGTCAGCCCGATTCTATTAAATTTAAAAAAGAACCCTTAAATAACCCAACACAAAGGAAACATATGAAAAATAATAAACCCAAAATGACCTTCAAAATCGAAATGCTCGGAGTCAAAAATGTAGAAGAACTTTCGAAAGCTCAGAAAGCTTCCGCTATCCGAGAATTTATCAAGAAAAAGGGGGCTACTTTAAGAAAAGCAGTGCGATTGGGCGCCGCTGACAGAGCGAATTGGTACGCGTATATGTCCCGTCGAGACAAGAATGGTGGCAAGCCACTAACCGTTATAAATGGAGGCAAAGGAAAATCAATGATTCATATCTCCGGATGGAGCGCAAGGATTGACGAACATGGAGCAATGATTTTTACACGCGGCAACGAAACCCTATACGGTTTGCATCCTGATGAATATCAAACTCTTACGAAGCTTACGACCGTAGTCGATAACACAAAAAAGAAGCTCGTGAAGGAACGAAAGAAATTCAACGCAGCTCAGAAAACAGCTTCTAAATAAGCATCTTTTCGAAGATCCGGCCGGAGAATAAAGCTCCGGTCGGAAGTTCGGGCCTAAATGAGCCCATGTTAAAAGCTGTGTATAGGCTGTATACGCCGTGTATATAGGTGTTTATCTTTCTATTGAATAACCCTATAATTAAAGTATGGAGATATTCAATACAAAGTTAAATATACGGGTGAGGGAGAAGAATATGAGACGAATTATCGTAGTAGGAATTTTAGGCTTATCAGGATGCGGTGGAGCAGGATCTTCTTTAGATAGCGGAGCCGGCAACGTAGGCTCTTCGAATCAACCTTCTCGAAATATGGTCGCCACGATAAGCAATGCGAATGCGCTAATGATCGGTAACGGACTAGGCGATTCCGATGCGAATCTAAGCATCCACAGCTCTAGCTTTACAGCTCTTCTCTCTGCGGCTTCTGAAAAGAAGCTCTATCAAGTTAAAGAAGATAAATCGGTCGAAAAGGTTGAATTCAAGAATAAAGAGACTGACGAAGAAATAGATATTCAAGTAAGCAAAAATCGACGCGCCGGAAAAGAATGGGTCGTTGTCGAAGCTACTGAAGAAAATGAAGATAAGACTCTTCTCGTCAATACGACTGACGGAACCGTTGTCGATGTTTCAAGCTTCGATGCTGATTATGCTCAGGTCAAAAATGACACTGCCTATATGTACGAAAAAGGCGATGCAGAAATCGTCTATGCAATCGATTTAGCCGCTGAGACAAAAGAAAATGGCGATCTCGCTGATAGCGCAGTAGTTGCGGTGAATACGCGAGCGAATCCTATCTCTCAGGGTGATACGGTTTCAGCCGCTCATGCAAATGATCATGGAGTGAGTAACGGCCAAGCTTTTGCAATCGATGAAAATGCGAATGTGATTGTCCCGGTCGGAACTGATGGAGATTTAGAAGTTTTTAAACCTTTAGTTACTACTCCAATCGATCTCAATGATTCTGCTTTCGCTGTAAATTGCGGAATGAATTGCAATCGCCACACGTTCTATAGCAAGACCGGCGTCCTTCACGTTCTAGAAGTTTCGCATGATAACTCTCCTGATCACCATATCACTGCCGTTCTTTCTCAAGTGAAAATGGATGGCAACGCTATCGTAAAAACTGAGCTTGATAATCAAACTGAGCATTTCGATAACGCTACGAACGTCTCTCCGATGTGTGTGAAAGTTCAATACAGCATCAACGATAGCCGCCGCCATATTCTTTTCGATCCAGGATTTTTCGAAACATCAGAAGATAACTCCGGAACTGTTAGCCTCAATTGGACTACTCGCTCTTGGGCTGACTTCGCTGACTTCATCACTTATGACAATGCGATTGGATATTTCTTCAATCCTATCTGTGAAGAAGGCGCGATGGCTGTGATCTCCGGAGAATATGTTTACTGGAGAACTTTTAACATTCTCGGTTCTGCGCCTTGGTATGAAGCAACTTCTAAAATCGTTCGATTGAAATTTGATGCGATTAGTGAGCCTGAAGTTATGGTCGAAGATAATTCTCTTGCGAGCTTTCAAGTCGCTGGCGAAACCGTAGTCTTCAAAACCGATGCAGGATCTTTCGCGCAATCTGAATTAGATGGAACAGCCCAATTAGCTGACGCTGATATTCAACCCGAACAGGTCGTTGAAATCGCTGAGGCTGAATAAGAGTGAGAGGCTTTGTGAGACTAATGAAGAACGTATGCCATGAATGCAGATGCGAATGGGCGGCCGATATGCTGCAAGAGCCAGAGATAAACTGCCTCTCGTATCTGAATGAAGATACGGGACCGTTCTGCCCAGATTGCGGGCATGAGGATTTAGAGAGATCGGATGAATGCACAACTTGTATTGAGGAGAATATTTCAAATGAAAAATTATCTATTTGATTCAGATAAAGAAGATACAGAGGACGAAGCCTCTTTGAGAAATCGTCTCGAAAGAATGGGGCCAAACCCATCTTCTTATACGACTCATTTAATTTGCTCTAAATGCCGATGCTCAAGGTCGGCCATATGAGCAAGGTATCAATCGAAAATGATGAATTTAGAAAGAGCTTGGATCCTTCAAAAGGAGTTGTTTTCCTGACGAAGAGAGTATCTCTTCTACCGCCTCAGGATAGGTCGAAGCTTCTTAAGCTAGTGCAGGAATTCGAATCATTCAAAGTCGAGAATGATCCATACGGCGAGCATGACTTTGGGAAAGTAACTATGGGCTCAGAAAATTTCTTCTGGAAGAGAAAAATTGAGAAGTGGAGTTAAGGAATGAATTCGAAATGTGAGATCTGTTTGGCTGAGAAAGAGACGCCAGGATTTTTTAAATGGCCCGACTGCGGCCCAGGAGGAACAGATATGGATGGATTTTGTTGTATCGAATGCGCCGAATTGAAACCGGCTGACCAGATAGAGGTTTATACCAGCACTAGAATCGCGATGCAGAGACTTCGAGACGATGCGCTAAGAGCTTTCATAAAAATAAACTTTAACGCCTACCCTTCTGACTGCGTAAGTCACCTGACATCAAAGCTTATTCAAAGCAGATTCACCGAAGCAACGCCGTGTGATGAAGTCGCGGGATTTTTGAAAGAGGAGCTATCTAAATTTTATGAATGGAGGAACTTATGATCTTCACTTTCGACCAGGGAAAGATCCTCTCGCCAGACGAGACTAGAATCTTTGCCGATGCTTTAAAAAATAAATGCCTGAAGTTTTCGACAATCACGCCGGAGAGGGTGCGGGTCAAGATCTTCAATGCAGAGGATGAGGAGGAGGGTCCCAATGAAAAAGTCGGCAAAAAAAACTAAATCAAATAAGTGTGTGGTCTGCAAAAAGAACCCGGCTCTTCCTAAAGCTCTGAGGGATATGAGGATCCAAGATATTGTGGACGGGGAAGATATAGAAATCCCGGATCAAATCTGTGATGAATGCCTTGAAGTGATCGGCGATGAAGTCGATAAGTATGAGTCCGGGGAGTATGACTAATGAGGCGCCCAGCTAGAAATACTTACTTATCTCTCAAATTCAAAAGGTTCGAATGGCAAGCCCTGATGGACTACCTATTATCCGCAGAGGAGACTTACCCGGACGAGAAAGACTTGATTCGAAAGTTCCTGAAAGAGATCCAAGGAAATGGAATTCAAACTCGGTATGAAGATCAAGTCGACTATGAGGATGAAAGATGGAGAAGCAATCGTTGAGAGATGACATAATCAAAAGGCTCGCCGATCTTTCGATCTCTAGAATCATGGACCAGATTCGATGGAATGAGGAAAAAATAGCAAAGTCTCAAGATGATAAAGATCTCTGCAAAGAATATGCAGGCTTTATTGAAGAGTATGAGGCTGAAATCAAGAGGCGTGAAATCAAGAGGCGTGAAAAGGCGCATAAGAAGAAAACAGAATGATGGATTTTCTACGCGCCGAAGTTCCTTTTTGGCTCGCCCTAACTCTGGTCGGCTTACAGGAATGCTGAAAGATTACTTACAGAAAGAGAAAGATGAGGAGCTTCGAAGGCTTCTCGCTAAAGATGAATTCGAAAGAACTTCAGGATAAAAGCTGAATAGGGGATGGCGGGATCGACTAATGACTGATATTATTAAAAAAAGCATGACACAAAAGCATAGAAAAGGTAGTCCTGAACGCATGGAAAATGCACTCGCTGAATACATACCGGATAAGAGTGAGACGATTCTCGTTCAAGCTCATGTCTCAAGAGATGTTGCAGAGGCGATTAGGGCTCGCATCCGTGAAAAGAAGCTGTCATGGCAGGAGTTCATGGAAGGCTTGTTTCGCTTCTATCTGGATCAAGAAAACCAAGGGAAGTAATTTCTAAATGGCGAAGAGGGGTCAGCCGTCGAAGTATAAACCTGAGTACTGCGAAATGCTTTTAAAGCATATGGGGCAGGGACTCAGCTATCAGTCGTTCGCGGCTATAGTCGATGTTGACGCCGACACGCTCTACAATTGGGAAAAACTTCACCCAGAATTTTCCGATACCAAAAAAAGGGCTTTCTCGAAATGCCTCCTCAGATGGGAGCAAATCGGGCTTACAGGCACCTTAGGAATCAACACGAAAGATAATAAGCTCGGAGCTTTTAACTCGACGGCATGGATCTTCAATATGAAGAATCGATTTAACTGGAGAGATAAGCACGAGCACGTTGGCCGGGACGGAGAACAGCTTTCAGTAACGGCTCTTTTTGCTATTGAGTCGGATAATGAAGAATGACGACATCCTCCGCATCAAGTTAAAGAAGCCTCTCTTTCATATCGAAACAGCTCAGGCGGCCACGCTAGAGCCACATCAAAGGAAAATTGTTAGAGCGATAGATAAGTACGATCGAGTGGTCGTTACTGCCTGCCACGATTTAGGCAAAACCTTCACGATGGCTAGAATCGTCCTTTGGTTCACTTCGGTGTTCAAAGGCGCGAAAGTCGTCACTACAGCCCCCACATTTCGCCAGGTAAGGCTTTTACTCTGGTCAGAGATCCGGAATGGATTTCACAATTCTAAGATCAAGCTTGGCGGCGATATGCTCACGACTGAATGGAAGATCTCGGATGACTGGTTTGCTATCGGTGTCGCATCTAGGCATGAGGCTGGCGCAGACACCCATGGTTCAGGCTTTCAGGGCGTCCATGCTCCACACATCCTCATCGTATTTGACGAAGCTCAGGGGATCCCTCAAGACATCTGGAGGCAGTCGGAAGGTATGATGACATCCGCGAACGTGAAGATGGTAGCGATTGGGAATCCTCTCTCGAAGGGTTCGGCCTTCTACCAGGCTACGAAAGATCCTTTTTGGCATCATATAAAGCTGACCTGTTTCGATTCTCAGAACCTCCCGGCAAATGGATTCACTTCGAAAGATAGCCTGAGGGAAGAGCTTTCAAGGCTCCAGGCTCTAGGTGAGGATGAAAGAAACTCACAGATTGAAGATTACAAAATCGTGAAGCCTCACTTGCTCACTGCTCAGTGGGTAATTCGAATGGCTTTGAAGATGGGACTAGATCACCCGCTCGTCCAATCGAAGGCTTTAGGGGACTTCCCGGACTCTGACGAGAATGTATTGATACCGCTAGAGCTGGTCGAGATGTCTCAGTCGAGAGAGATAGATCCAGGCATAGGATCTCATTTCGGAGTGGACGTTGCTCGGCTCGGCTCAGATAAGACCGTGATCACAGAAGTTCGGGGCGACGTATCACTTCCCCCAGTAAAATTGATCAAAAAAACTAACACTGAGGTCGCAGGCAAGGTCGTTGAACTGATTCGAAACACGGAAACTCCTCTTTCGATCTCGATTGACGCGACCGGAGTAGGCTCAGGAGTTGTAGACATCTTAAGAGAAAATCTCTCACAGCAGGTCTTTGCATCGACTATCAAAATCAATGAAGTGCATTTCGGTCAGTCGTGCGATGACGCGGAGGAAAAAAAGAAATTCTCCAATGTAAAAGCCAAGATGTTTTTCCAGCTAGCTGATGAAATGAAAAGAGGGCTCAGGATCAACGATGACTCGGCTTATCAAGAAGAGCTGCCAGATATTCGATACAACATAGACTCGAAGGGCCGCATCCAAATAGAATCAAAAGAGGATTATAAGGCGCGTACAGGAAAGCAAAGTCCAGATAGCTCCGACTCTCTAGCTCTGGCTGTTTATGGAAAACTTCAATACAACAAGAGGGTTGATGTGAGTTATGATTTCAGTGGAATCAACCTCACTAAGACGAGTACTTGGAGGAGATAAGTGGGCGACATCAAGAAAATTAAGAAAGAAGAACCTGAGTTCATGGAGCTTGGATTATCTGGCCTCAATCGTCAGTCGGGATATGTCTTCGAAGAGTTCTTAAAAGAGCTTCACGGATCTAAGGGCGTACAGATTTTCAAAGAGATGCGAGATAACGACTCCACTGTAGGAGCGGTACTGTTCGCAATCGAAATGCTTATTCGTCAGGTCGACTGGAGAATTGAAGCCGCCTCCGATTCAGCCGCAGATGAGGGCGCCGAAGAATTTTTAAATCAATGCCTCTTTGAGGATATGGATTGCGCATGGGATGAAACTCTTTCCGAGATTCTTTCGATGCTCCCATTCGGTTGGGCTTATCATGAGATCGTCTACAAGAGACGACAAGGCCCAGGCGGTGACAGTCCTTCTAAGTTCAATGATGGTCGAGTTGGATGGAAAAAACTTCCACTTAGAGCGCAGGAAACTTTATTCAACTGGGAATTCAATGACGATGGATCTCTGAAAGCAATGGTTCAACAGGCTCCTCCTGACTACAGGATGCGAACTATTCCTGTTGAGAAGTCTTTGCTCTTTAGGCCTAAGAGTCATAAGAATAATCCAGAGGGTCGATCTGTTCTTCGAAATGCCTACAGGGATTGGTATTTCAAAAAGCATATAGAAAATGTTGAGGGGATTGGGATCGAGAGGGATTTGGCGGGTTTGCCTTGCGCATTCGTTCCTCCTGAGATCCTTAAGTGCAATGCGAACACCGATGCCAAGAACACTCTAGCTTCAATCGAGACGATGATAAAAAATATCCGTCGAGACGAGCAAGAGGGTCTTATCTTCCCGATGGCCTATGACGACAAAGGAAACAAATTATTTGATATCCAACTCCTCAGTACCGGAGGATCTAGACAATTCGACATTGATAAAGTTATTAACAGAAAAGACCGCGCAATCGCTGGCACCGTACTCGCCGATTTTATCCTTTTGGGTCATGAGAAAGTTGGAAGCAAGGCTCTTAGCTCTGACAAAACAGAACTCTTCTCTGTCGCAATTGGAACCTGGCTGAAATCTATTTGCGAAGTATTTAATAATGTCGCGATTCCGAAACTCTTTTCAGTAAATACTTTCGCTATCAAAGAATATCCAAAACTTTGTCACGGCGATATTGAGACGATGGATCTTAAAGAGGTTGGAGAATTTATTAACCGCATGACTGCATCGGGAGCGCAATTATTCCCTGATGTAGAACTTGAGAACTTCCTTCGTAAGCAAGCCTCTCTTCCTGAAGTGGATGAGGACGCTAGAGCTGAAACTATGGCCGCCTCTATCACACAGCAAAGAGGAATGGTTGATCAGATTGCTCAGGCCGCCGCTGAAGGAAAGATCGATAGAGAAGTAGCAAAAGAAATTTTATCTAAAGCTTTGCGTATCGATATATCGAAGGCAGATAAATTGTTAAAGAGGTAGGATGCTGGCGCATCTCGAAAAAGCTCCACAGATCCCAAGCTGGAAAGTTCTGAATGGTCTTGTCGATAAGATCGTCCCGAAGCTTGCCCGCGCACTTCAAAGAGCTATCAATGATTGGAAAGAAACTCTCAGCCTAGAGGAACTCGAAACTCAAGTACGAGAAAGACGATTCAATGAGATTCGAAATATCGTTCCTCTTGAGGATCTCGACAGGGAAAAGCTTGAGGCTATCTATGAAGAGATCATTGCTCAGTCTATCGATGCAGTGAACCCTTTGAAGGGAAGGCTTAAGAAGGCCGATCCAGTTATCCCTACAGTGGCAGCGAATGCCTTTTCTTTCACGACGAAGAATCCAACCGTACAGAGATATTTATTAAATCAGACCGCGACTCTAGTTACTGGCATCTCGGCAGAATCCCAAGTTGTGATTCAGGAGGCTTTGAATGATGCGATACGGATGGGTCTTAGTCCGGCTCAGACTGCACTAAGAATCAAAGCAAGCATTGGGCTCGCTCCGAATCAGGTCGATGCGCTCATGAACTTTCAAATGAAGTTACAGTCGGGTCAATTATCAGCACTGACGGATGTACAGAGATCCTCGATTGCTTCAAACCTAGGACGCAGGAGCTTCAATATCGAATCAGTTAGAAATTTAGAACAGCCTCAGATCGATAGACTCGTCACTGGATATGCAGAGCAACAGCTTGCGACTCGTTCGAAGACGATTGCACTCAATGAAATGCAGGGTGCCGTGAATTTCGGGCAGAGAGCGCTATGGAATGCTGCCGCTGACGAAGGCGTCATAGATGGCACCACTTCAATGAAGGAATGGATTGTAGTCGATGACGATAAGCTCTGCAAAATATGCGCCCCACTAGCAGGAGCGAGAGTTTTGTTAGAGGAAACTTTTGAAATTGCAGGACTCGGTTCTGTTGAAGGACCTCCCGCTCATGTAAACTGTCGTTGTTCGTCTGGTCTTATTTTTGAAGAACAGTTGGACGGACGTCGCAGGGGCGGTTTGAATCTAGAAGGCCCGCTCGGTGGGCTGAGGAGGGGTCGATAAAATGTCAGCAGTCTTAAAAAGTGCAGTCGCGCAAGAACTGTACTTCCCTAAAATTAAATTCAGCCGCCAAGCCGCCAAGCAATGGGCGAAGGATAAAGGCTATACCGTCTCGACTGTCATCGATGATGGAGATCAATGGAAGATTGTTATCGATGAGCCCGCGAATTACTCGCGATTATTCTCAAGAGATCTCGGCTCAGTTCTGGCTACAGTTGGCTTTAAAAAGGGTTACGGCTTCTCAGAGCCTAGATTCGCTAGTTCTTATTTAGAAGAATCTGACCTGGAAGAGGTCGATGCTTGGGCCGCGAATCGTATTCCGATTGCTTGCTTTGCAGTACCTCCAGGCCAAAGAGCTTTTCTTTCTAAGATGGGATCCGATTGCTACCTAGACATCATGAAGGGCCCCGGAATGAAGATCGAAGATCCTGACATGATCAAATCTTGCGATAGCGTAATGAAAGATTTCGTTCTCGATGGCTTCTATGATGGCAAAGTCTTCAAAGCTATCGATTGCATTTACATGGGTGAAGATATTTGGGCTCTTCCCTACATCGAAAGAAAACAGGCGATGGATATGAACATCTGGGGAACAGAGGGCTCATGTTTGCTCGTCGTACCCTGCAGGTTCGCTCTGTCTGCAAGTGAGTTTAAATCGGTACTTAAGGCTGTTTCCTCAAACACCGCCCAGTACATTATGTGCAAAGGTGCGTGGGGTCCGTACTCAGAAGAGGACGCAGATTCCTACCTCATTTCGAAAGCTGTCGGTATCGATGCGATGGTCGTGATGGGCGATATGGCTTCTGGATATACGCTCGGATGCAAAACTGAAAATGGAATTCATGAACTTGGATTAGCGCAAAGTGATAAACAATTATCGCAAGGCCAAGTAGTTAGGGTATCCGCGTCAGGCTATGATGCTGTGTACTCTGAGTTCAGCGGATTGAAGATTCTAGGCAGCGGTCAAAGTTGCATGACTCTCCAAGACGTGAAAGTGAAATCAGCCTCTCTCGTTCTTGCTAAGTCGATTGGAATTTTGAAAGCTGATCTAGAGAAGCAAATCGTCTACGGAGTGGTACTCGAACCTGATTCAGTTGATCTCCAAGGTGATGTGATTTCAGCGGAAGAAATTGAAAAGACTGCTCACAAATTTATGAGAGAGTCGCGTGTGATTGGGTTTGGACATAAGAGTCGAGAGGATGGCGCAACACCGGTTGAAAGCTGGGTAGCCATAAAAGACTTCACGCTCGGAGACAGCACTGTTAAGAAGGGTAGCTGGTGTATGGGCGTATACGTTCCGAGTCCTGACACATGGCAGGGGATCAAGAACGGCGAGATCAACTCCTTCTCAATCGGAGGATTCGGATTGCGTGAAACCCTTGAGTAATGAAAGAATAGCGAATAATGGCTACAAAGTTTAAACTTTCAGACATCGAAACTGTAGAAGTAAGTCTGGTCCCAAAGGGAGCCAATAACAAAAAATTTTTTCTCATGAAGACTGCCGATGGAGACAAAGTAATTTCTGCAGAGGAATTTCTTTCAAAAGCAATGCTATGTGAGGATCATGAGTTCAATAAAATTTGCGACGGTCTTTCTCCTGATTTAAAAGATCAAGTAAAAGCCATCTCGAAATTTATTGAAGTCCTTCGGGATAAGTTGCCCGATGAATCCGTAAACCAAATTCTCCAGTTAACTCTGGGGAGCCACAATGGGGAGAACAAAATGGCTGATAAAGAAACAAATACTCCCGATAACAAGGAAGAGTTAGCGAAAGCCGCGGCTGCCGAAGCTCTCTCCAAGGAACATCGGGAAACAAAAGAGAAACTTGAGAAGGCTGAAAAAGAAAGCACTGAACTCAAGAAGGCTCTTGAAGATACAACCAAGAGAACTGAAGCTTTAGAAAAATCTCTTAAAGAAAAAGAAGAGATCGCTCTGACCAAGGAATACATCGGCATCGCTGGTGAGTTTAAGAACCTTGGAATCAACTCGGCTGAATTCGGCCCAGTGTTGAAGACTTTCGCCCAAGCCTCTAAAGAAGGTTTCGATAAGTTAATGGCTGTCTTGAAAGCTGCCGACGCCACTTGCGCCGCCGCCTTCGATAGCAAAGGCTCGGATGCCAAGGGTACAACCTTGACCGCTGACGCTGCTTACGAAAAATTAGAAGGTCTTGCAAAAGCCCACTCTGAATCTAAGAAGGTGAGCATTGAAAAGGCGCGTCTAGATATTTTAGAAACTAAAGAAGGCAGTGAAGCATACGCTCAGTATGATGCTGCTCTTAAGAACACGAAGGGAGCTGCATAATCATGGCATACGAAGGCGGAATGGAAAGTATTGTAGGCTTAAAAGCTGCGGCCGATCTCGGTACGCAACAATTTAAAGCTGTTAAAATGAGCGGAGACTTTGCGGTCGATGTTTGCTCTGTAGCGGGAGAGCGCGCTATTGGTATCCTCCAAGACAATCCTGCATTGGGACATGGAGCAATGGTTTGCAAAGGTGGAGTGTGTAAAGCACTTCTCGGCGCAACTGTTTCTGCTTCTGGGTTACCATTGCAAGTGGATGTTGCTGGAAAATTGATTCCTGCAGTCTCTGGAAAGAACGTAGTGGCTTTGTCCCTACATGCTGGCGCGGCAAATGATATTGCCTCCGTGTTAGTACAACCTGGCAATGAAGTTTTAGCATAATTAAGGGGGAATGATTCATGCCACAACCAACAGTTAGAAATGTTCATGTAAACCGCCCGCTAACAAACATCTCCATCGCATTCATGAATGCTCGCGAAGATTATATCGCGGACAAAGTGTTTCCGATGGTGCCTGTTTCGAAGCAAGGCGATCTCTATTATAAATACGATAAAGACGCGTGGTTCAGAACGGACGCTAAAGAACGCGCTCCTGGAACTGAATCCGCTGGTACGGGCCACGGGATTTCAACAGATAGCTACTACTCAAAGATCTATGCACTTCACAAAGATGTGTCGGATCCTGAGCGAGCTAACACGGACGATCCTTTGAATGCCGACCGCGATGCGACTAATCTCGTTACCGAGCAACTCTTGCTCCTCCGAGAAAAATTATTCGTATCGAAATTCTTTGGAACTTCACTTTGGACTGGTTCAGTCTCTGGTTCGGACATTACCCCTGGTACTCTTTGGAGTGCTTCTGGTTCTGATCCTATCAAAGACGTTCGAACTCAATCGCGAGCCATGAAAAAGAAAACCGGACGCAAGGCTAACACCTTGGTAGTTTCCGGAGAAGTTCATGACGCCCTTGTGGATAACGCCGCAATCCTCAGCCGTATCAACGGTGGAGCTTTGCCAAGCCAACCCGCAATGGTTACTCGTCAGTTGCTTGCCCAAGCATTCGAAGTAGACAACTACCTCGTTGCCGAAGCTGTTGAGAACACCGCTAAAGAAGGCCAAGCTTTCTCTGGCGCTCACATCTATGGCAAACATGCTTTGCTTTGCTACTCTGAGCCGAATCCTGGTTTGATGAAACCCTCGGCTGGTTACATTTTCGGATGGACCGGACTTATCGGCGGCGCGTATGCGGTCGAAATGTCTAAATTCCGAATGGATCAACTTAAGAGTGATCGTATCGAAGGCGAATTAGCTTTCGACATGAAACAAATTTCCGCTGATCTCGGCGTGTTTTTTGCTTCAGTGATCGCCTAAGGAGTAATTGAATGTACGTCGCCGTGAGAACTCTCAAGGTAATGTCGGGGAATCAGGTTGTAGAAGTACTGCCTGGTTCTCCGGTAGACGTCTCCACTTGGAGTGACTTCGTTGTTCGCGCTCACATCAAACAAGGTTTGATTGAACGAGCGGGATCTGTCGATGTCACCACCACAGTGAAGAAGTCTCCAACGACATCCACACCGACACCTCAACCAAAGAAGACTGGTGCCAAGGCAGCGTCTCTTTAATTAGGAGCACTGGTGACTTGGACCTACACTTCTGATCCGGTTAATAATCAGGTCGATTCTATCCGACTCCTATTAGGAGATACGGATGAGTGTGACGCATTATTATCTGACGAAGAGATCCAATTTTATTTGAACCAGTGGTGTGATGTTAATATCGCAGCTACCCAAGCTGCTCTTGCAATCGCTGCTAAATTTTCTCGTCGTGTTGACGAGTCAGTCGGACAGGTGAGCGTCAGTTACTCACAGTCTGCAAAGCAGTATTTCGCTCTTGCCGAACAACTGAAGACGAGAACGTCGATCCTGGCGGGCCCTGTTATTTGCGGTGGTATATCGCGAGCTGACAAGTCCAAGTTAGAATCAGATGGTAATCGTGTGCAGCCAGCCTTTACGAAGGGGCTTCATAGTAATCCAAGGCAGGACGAGAGCAATGAAGACGACCTCTAAAATTATCAAAGACAATCGTCGTGAATACGACAAACTCATCAAGTCTTTAAAAGTTCTAAAATCTGGTCATGTGAATATTGGCGTCCTCGAAAAGGATGGCACTAAAGAGCATAAGAGTCCTATGGGTGGAGGAGACGCCACGATCGCAGAGATTGCGACCTGGAATGAATTCGGGACTAAGAAGATACCAGAGAGACCATTTATGAGGGGGGCCGCGGATGAAAATAAAGAAGCCATTGGGAAAATCAAAGAGAACCTTTACGCAGAAGTTAAGTCAGGCTCCAAGACTAGCAAGCAGGCACTTCAAAGTTTGGGATTCAAGTTTAAAGAAATGGTTCGAAGCCGAATCATGCGAAGTATGTCGTGGGCAACCCCATCTGCTGATTCTACCGTTGCGGGGAAGGCCTCGCGTGGAAACCCATCTCCGAACCGCCCGTTAATAGATACCGGGCTCCTTTTAAGATCTATCGACTATGAGGTGAAGGGGTGAGTATTCAAAAGAAACTCATTCCACGAATCGGCCTCATGCAAATGGGAGAGACTCTCTCCATCACTCGCTACACCAAATGGGAATACGTTAAGGGTAGACCGCAAGCTGAAAAGGCTGACGGGATTATCGTTAAGGGATCTGTCCAGCCTCTGACTGGATCGGAAATTCTCAAGCTAGAAGAGGGAGAACGCACTCGTGAGCACTACTGGTGCTGGACGAAGGGCGACATAAAGAAAAAAGATTTAGTGACCTTCAATAGTAATTGCTTTGAAGTTCAGGTGGTCGAAGATTGGTTGAATCACAAAAAGGCGAGGATGGTAAAGATAGATGTCGATATCCCCGCTCAGTGATCATAGAGATCTAGAAGACGCTCTTTGGGATTGGTGTTCAAAGAACGTCCCCAATGAAGTCGAAGTGATATGGGCAAAGCCCAATGCTCCGCGTCCATGCGAGCCTTATGTCACATTAAATATTTTTGTAGTTTCCCGAAAGTCCGGACAGGATTCTTGGGAGTTAGTGGATGACGACCCCGGTGTGCAGACTTTCAATATTGGAGGTCAGCGTTATCTCAGTCTCAGTGTCATTGCGTATGGGCCGTCACAGCCCCAACAGAATCAGGGCGGTCCTTCTGCTCAGAAGCTCATTGAAGATTTACGCGACTCACTAGAAAACCCATACGTCATTGGGAGTCTGAGAAGCAAAGGCATCGCGGTGCATAACGAACCTACTGTCAATGACATTTCAACAATGTTGGAGACAGGGTTTCAGGACAGAAGTAACATGGACGTAGTTTTTGGCTACGTTCAAAACCGCAAGGTTACGGTCGATACGATCACGAGCGTGGAAACAGAAGGAACGCTTGAAGGATCGCAGACTCAAGATGTAACCTTGGTAATTGAATAAAGGGGGGACTCAATGAGCCTTGATACTATTATTGAAGTACAAATCGACAGACAGACTACCGTGCCTTCACGAGCAGGTTTCGGGATTCCGCTGTTCATGGGACAGGCGCACAAATTAGCTGGCTTAGTCCAATCTTTCAGCTCTATGGAAGATGTGGATGCAGTCTTCGATCCGACAGATGAAGAATATAAAGCAGCACTCAAACTTTTCGGACAAACATTCAAACCACCTACGATCAAAATCGGTGAGTGGGCAGCTCTAGACGCTGCGGATGTTGCTCTTGGAAAGATTCTTGTAGCTGACAGCGATTGGTATGGACTCTGTATGAGTTCTGCCGTCAAAGCAGACATCGAGTTAGTTGCTCCTCTTATCGAAGCACAAAGAAAAATTTTCATTGCGCGTTCAACCGACGACGCCATCTTCACTAGCGGCACAACAGATGTCGCATACGTGTTGAAGGCTGCAGGTTATGACCGCACAGCTCTTATCTGCAAAAAAGATGCAGTCACCGATTACCCGGATGCAGCTTGGCTTGGAGAAATGCTCCCACAAGATCCCGGATCGGCTACCTGGAAATTCAAAACCCTTAAAGGCGTAACGGTTGATAATATCACCGAAGCCGAAAAGGCTTTCGCGATTCGTAACGAAGCTGGCACCGGTAAGAATGCAAATACTTACTCGTCTGTCGGTGGAGTTGGAATCACTGAAGAGGGCTCTATGGCTTCTGGCGAATTCATCGATGTCATTCAAGGCGTCGACTACATCACCGCTAGAATCAAAGAGCGAGTTTACTTCCGCATGGTCAATCTTCCGAAGATTCCTTACACCAACGCTGGTGTTGCAATCATCATAGCTGAGGTCAACGCGGTTCTTCAAAATGCAATCGCTATTGGGATTCTCCGCGACGATCCGGCTCCCATTATCTCGGCGCCTGACGTTCAGGACGTTGATCCTATTGATCGTGGTAATCGATACCTGCCCGACGTGAAGTTCGAAGCTCAGTTGGCTGGCGCGATTCATAAAACCAAGATTCAAGGAACCGTAACGGTTTAATAGGAGGAGACGAAGATGTTAAGAGAATACAACCCTAAAGAAGTTTCCATGATTGTCGCTGGTAATATTGTTACTGGTTACGCTGATGGAACATACCTAAGTGTCGAACGCAATAACCCTTCATTCAACCTTCAAATTGGTTCGGATGGAGAAGCTGTTCGCGCTAAATCCAATGACAAGAGCGGTCGAATCACGATCACTCTTCAATCTGGATCACCTATGAATGACATTCTGTCCGGACTCTGGAAAGCAGACGAACTAAACAGTGGCGGCGTATTCACTGTTTTAGTTAAGGACAATAACGGCGCATCGTTGCATTCGGCTGAAACAGCTTGGATCGTCCAAGTTGCGAACGCAGAGTACACACGAGAAGCAAGTAGCCGTGAATGGATCATTGAAACCGACAATCTCGAATCGTTGGTTGGTGGGAATTTCGCAGCTTCGGCAGGATAAAAATTAAATGAAGAATTTCGTTACGAAGACGGTCGACGGTGAGACGTACCAGATCGAGCAATTCGCAACGACCAAGGCACTGAACGTCTTATCCGACTTGGTTAAGATTGTTGGCGAGCCTTTGGCTCTGGCGGTTAGCGGATCTACACTCTCAAGTGAAGAACAGTCTCGAATTCTGGGCATGGCGGTTTCAGCTATGGCTCAGCGCATGGATAAAAATACAGTCGTAGCACTGGTAAAAACTTTGATCGAAAGTTGTCTGAAGGGTGAGGGAGCGAAGATAAACTTCGAACTCGAATTCCAAGGCAAGCTCGGCCATCTGTTCAAACTTGTCTATGCGGTACTAGAGGTGCAATACGGCAGTTTTTTAGGAGAACTGCTCGGTCGCGCAGGCGAGCTAGCCAAGACCAAAGGCGTGAATCTGAGCAAGCAGTCGACTGGAGAATCTGGCGAATTATCTTCGGTCGCGTAGCAACGCTGCAGGAGATTGAGACACACTGGTCACTTGACGATCTCCTCGACGCTCATGAAGCCCTGGATGCGCGGGAGAAGGCGCAAGAAGAGGCTACTAAGAAGGCGAGGATGAAAAAGTGATAATCCGGGAACTGATAACTAAACTTGGGTTCGAAGTAGACGACTCCGGTCTGAATAAGGCTAATGTTGGTCTAGAAAATCTCAAGAAAAAACTTATTGGATTCTCGGTCGCTGTCGGCGGCATCACAGTCCTTGGAAAGATGGCGGCTGAGGCAGCGAAGCTTGAACAGGCTTTAGCCTCACTCGCTGAAGTATTCGAAGGCACCGACGCTAAGTTCAAAGAAGTCTCTGACGGCCTAAGAGCTAGAGCCGAGCAGATGTCGACTTCGATGAATGTTTCATCCGAAGAGATTGCTAAAAATTTCGTTAATGTCATCGATGCAGGCGGTGCTTTAGGCACTAAGGCTTTCGATGAACTTTCTAATGCTAGTTTAAAGCTCGCCAAGGTCATGAGGATCGACACGGCGCAGTCGGTGGAGATTCTTGCCAACATCACCGAACAGCTCACGGGAAACCTTGAGAATGCGACTTATGTCTCTGACGGACTCGTTAGGGCGGGTCAGCTCGGAAGAACCTCTGCGACTCAAGTCGCGGCAGCTCTTTCAGTCGTTGGAGATACGGCCCAATCGGCCAAGATTCCTTTTGAAGATCTCACAGCAGTCGTAGCCAAGCTCCAATCGACAGGTTTGACAGGTGCTAAGGCGGGTATGAAACTTCGCGGAGTACTACTCAATCTTTACGACTCCGCAGGGCCTGCTGCAAAAGCACTCGGAAACCTTGGCGTGAACGTATTCGATCAATCAGGAGAGGCTCGTCCATTCCTTCAAGTCATTGAAGAGATTCAAGCCGCCCTAAGAACTCTAGGAACTCAAGAGAGAATCGATATCGAGAAAATGATCGGCGGCCCTGGTGGTGCTGACACTCTCGCTAAATTATTCAGAGGCGGCACAAAAGGAATAAAAGACTGGTCGAAAGAGATCAAGAACTCTTCCGGAACTTTAGATAAGTCCTACGAAAGATCGATGGCCACAGCCATTGAACAAGTCGGACGAATGACTAAAGGTCTAGGGAATCTCGTTAGTGCTATGGGGGAGCCTTTTCTAGCTCCCATCGCAAAAGCTGCGAGATATATGGCCGACCTCATAGAAAAGCTTCAGAAGTTTATCGAAGAAAATAAGGGAATCATCTCTCCCATTATGAGATTCGTTGGAGCGTTGCTCATTGTTGGAGCTGCTGTAACGGGATTTCAAATCGTCCTCGCACTTCTAAGAACAAATTTAATTAGATACATCGCCACGACTCTCATAGCTCAGGCAGTGACTCTCCTTTGGGTAGCCGCTGCAATACTCGCGATAGCTATCGTCATGGATTTAGTCGCCGCAATCGGAGGGTATCCTTCCGTAACTGGCGATGCTGTCGATGCTTTAGATAAATGGGTTCAGAAGCTCTATCAATCGAACTCCGCGATGGCCCCTTGGATCGCCGGGATCAAGGTTGGCTTAGAAGTGTTCGTCACTCTTAGCAGGCTCATTCTTGATGGCGTTAAGTATATGTCGATCTTTGCCGCGACTCTCGCGTCGATGGACTTCAAAGGATTCTTTGACGACATATTTAGTTTCAATTTCAAATCTGCGGCCGACAAGATCTCGAAGCCTTTTGAACTAGCAGGTAAGCAAATTGCAGACATCATGAAGGATAAGACTTCTGGCTATGCGAGCTACCAGAGGCTCCTATCAGGAAAGTCAGCCATCAATCCTGAAGGTGAAGAGGCTCGTGCTAAAAAAGACGAGGAAGAATTTCAAAAGAATCTTAGAAAGATAAATGAAAGAGCGCAAAAAGATAGAATCGTCAGGACCACTTTCGAAGGCGAGCTGAGAGGAAAGAATCTCACAGACGATCAGAGTAAGAAATCGATGAGGCTTTTAGAAACTGGAGGCATGAAGTCTACAGACGGAATGGATTCTAAGAAGTTCAAAAAAGAATTCGGGTTAAGCCGGACTGAACTGCGAGAAGTATTTCAATCGGCCACTGACAAGTCTCTGAAACAGATCTCTGTGATGGAATCTTCTATGAAGCCTGGCGCAGAGCCTGATAAAATTGCTCTTCCAGAGAGAGCTGTAAATGCTGCAAAGGAAAAGACAGAGAAGCCTTCGCCTCAAGGAAGTCTTTCATTTAAAAAGCAAGACGCCACGGTCGATATAAACAGGGGAAACATATTCAACGACTTCCAAAAACTCCTAGGAGCTAGAGAGCAAAAGAATTCTGAAAAGATTCCTCAAGATATTCCGGAGATGATTAGGGCTCCAGAGGCTACTCGTACGATTGAGAATTATACGACTAAGGTAACGTCTCTGGTTGATCAAGATCCTAGAAAGTTCTTAGCTCCTCAGCCATCTCCGATTGCTCCTAAAGAAAATTCACCGGCTCCACTAAAGAGCCCAATGCTTTTCAAAGAAACTTATCCACCTCCAACTAACGAGAAGCATTCAATGCTTGCTCCTGAGATTACTCAGACCTCAGAACAGCCTCGTAAGTTCGATAGCGGAAAAAATTACAGCATAGATCCTGAACAAGAGTCTGGAGTTCTATCCCGTCTGAAAAAATATTCAGACTTTGGATCTCAACTGAAAGATACTCCGGCTGTCGATGAGTACAGCTCTGGCCTGAAAAGCTTCCAAGAAAAGACCACGCCGATGGATAGACCTGCGGCATCGACTACAAATAATAATTATCGAACCTCGAACGTGAATCAACAGAACCAAATTCAAGTCAGCGTGAATATTCCTCCTGGAACTTCCCAAGCTGATGGGGCTGAAATGGTTCAAAAAGGAATTCAAGAGGCTATGGAATCAGAAAGGAGACGGGCGTACTTAGATTTCGAGCCCGTGTTTGCACAATAATGCCTAGCATATTTGAACTCATTCCAGGATCTGGACAGCAAAAGAAAAGGGTTAGATTTTCTATTCCCTACAGTTCCTTTGCGACTAATTCAAAGCCAAACTTCATTGCGCTCCTCGATCTCGAAGCCACGATAAAAGAAACTCATACGATGACGACCGAGCTTACGGAGAATCCGATTGAAGACGGCGGATACGTAACTGATCACGCGAATATTAAACCGCGTGAACTTCAGATTGAAGCCATCATCACGGATAACCCTATTTCATTTCAGGCCGCCATCATTGGGAATGCTGCAGGACTCGTAGGGGGAATCATAGGGCGAGCTGTAAAGAATAATTATGTGCAGGCGATTGCAACTGGAGCGTTGGCTTCGATCGTTACGAAGATTGCGAAACTTTCTAATCCAGGGTCTCGAACTGGTGACGCTATGGATAAGCTCATTGGAGCTTGGGAAGGCGCGACTCCGATCTCAGTCACGGAATCTCTCCGTCAGTATCAGAACATGGTCATCACAAATATGGTTTTCAATAGGGATAAAGAGACTGCGAATACTCTGAAATTCACAGTCACCCTGAAAGAGATTCGCGTCGTAACTGGAAAGAAAATTCCAACCGTTAGAGATAAGCTCGCAGCGAATGTGAAGCATACAGCTCAGTCTGTTATCTCGAATGGGGCGCAACAGAAGGCAGTTCCTACGACCGAGCAGGGATCTAATTGGCTCACAAGAATAGCGAATAAAGAAAGCATCACGAGAGTCGGCGTCGATGTTTTAAGGAATGGATTTTAATATGGCAGTTTGGATTATCCCAACACCCGCTAATCAACTCGCCTTCTCTCAGGATATTGATCTAGATGGGCGAATTTTCCATTTAGAGTTTATGTTCAACGTGAGAGCGAACAGGTGGATGGTCGATACCTCTACTTCTGATGGGGTTGAACTTCTTAACGGACGAGTTCTGAATCATGGACTCGATCTCTATAATCGGTTCGTCAATGGCGAGCTTCCGATTGGATTCGCGGCTATCTTGGATAGTTCAGGCGAGGATAAAGATCCTGACTTAGAGAATTTTGGCAAAGATTGTGTCCTCTATTTCGATGACGAGCTGGAGGCATAATTGAGTAAGCTCTTCGGAAGATCATGCAGCGTCCTTTTCACAGCCACTTCTAGGGCTGGAACTGAAGAGAGATTCTTTGACGGAACGACTGCCGCTGCACTTTCTCAAGAGCCCACTCGTGGGAATCTTCGCGAGACTTTCAGAATTGCTTTCAATGTGGAACTAACGAGCGAGAAGAATGCTAACGCCTGCTCAGTTTCGATCTACAATTTGAATAGATCTTCGAGATCATTCTTAGAGCTTGAGAGGCGACCTAGATTATCGACTAACAAGACCATAAGACCTCTTACTTTGACTTTAAAGGCCGGCCTCGGACCTAATCCAGAGATTCTGTTTCAGGGTCAGATTGATGGAGAGAAAACCCGTACTGAAAAAAGTGGGCCTGATGTCATCACGACGGTCGAATGCGGCGATGGAAGGTTTGCTCTTAGGAACACGGTTATAAACAAAACCTTCGCCCCTGGAGTCAGTCTAGAGCAGGCCATAGAGCACATTCGAGATCAGCTAGGAGTTGGAAAGTCAGGGAATGGGAATAATTGGCTAGGGATTACGAAGGAAACCTTCTCGCAAGGGCTTACGATGTCCGGCTCGGCGCCTGAAATTTTAGATCAGCTCGCTACGAAGCAGGATCTCGACTGGTCGATTCAAGACAATAAGCTTCAAATCAAGCCGAAGGGTCAGCCTATAAAGCTACCCACGTTGATCATATCGCCCGACACTGGGCTTTTATCGATCCCCAAGAGGACAAACTATGGAGTCGAATTTTCGATCCTCCTAGACCCCGCTATTCGTCCGGGGAGGCCTGTTGAGGTTCAGTCGATGTATTTGAATCAAGACCGTGGTTCGAACTATTTCATCGTCAAAAGGGTGCAGACTCAGGGTGATAATTTCACCGGCGCCTGGGCTTCGACCGTTCAAGCCTCAAATCCAAATACAAATATTAAGGTGTTCAAGTGAATCAAGAAGGCGAAACACCGACACTTCAGGCAGTTATTCAGGTCGCTCTTGAGAGATACTCTCATAATCTGCATACCTGTATGCCTGCCTCGATTGTCAAATACGACCGGACGAAGCAAATCGCTACCGTCCAGCCGCTCCTTCAAAGAAAGACTAGGGATGGAGTCGTCCTGACCTATCAGGTGATTCAAAATGTCCCGTGTATCTTTCCTCGAACAGCGACCTTCGGAATGACATACGAACTGAAGCCAAAAGATACTGGCCTCCTCGTCTTCTCAGAGAGATCCCTTGATAAGTGGTTAGCCTCAAAAGGCGAGGTCATGGATCCAAAAGATCCTCGGAAGTTCGATATCTCTGACGCCATTTTCATTCCTGGGCTCTTTCCTAACTCGAAGCCGGCCTATACCGAGAAAGACATCACGATTCTTAAGAATGCGCAGACTAGATTCCGAATGTATGAGACTGGGAAGATGGCTTTTACGAACCTAGCCTCCGGCGAGGAGCTTATTAAAATCATTCACGACCTTTTGATCGTGCTAGAAAATGCGCTCATTCGTACGGCGATTGGGCCTCAACCATTTGTTCCGAATACGATTCAGGAACTAACATCAATCCAAACTAGATTGGATACCCTTTTGGAGTAATTTATGGCATTTGATTCAACTCAAGACATCGCAGAACACATTATCCTGGCTTACGAAGCTGCGAATCCTCACGCGTATAACGCAGGCGAAAGAGCTATAAACAAACAATACCTAGTTCTTCTTTTGACCGAGATCTTCGACGTTCAACTGAAACAGAAGGCTCAGGTCAATCCAGGGACATTTAAAGATACAGATAACAATTCATCCGTTGTTGGACTTGGAGGGCCACTTCTATGAGTGACATCAAAGTTCATCGCGATAACCTTGATCTAGTCCTTGAAAATGGAGATCTCGCGATTGTTAAGAAAGCTGACGCCATCGCGCAGCATATAAAGCAAAGGCTTCGAACGTTCCTTGGAGAGTGGTTCCTAGATACTGGCGCAGGAGTTCCTTACTACGAGCATGTTAATGTTAAGAATCCTAGTCCTCTGATTCTAGATACGATCTTCAAATCTATGATCCTCAGCACTCCTGGAGTAGAAGAATTGTTGGAATTTGATATCCAACTCGACAACGCGACTCGCATAATGACTCTAGTGTTTAAGGTGCGTACGATAGACGAGGAAATTAACTTTATAGAAGTCTTGGGAGGCGCGTAATGGCTTTTGGCTTATCTTCGCAGGGTTTTAAACTCAAGAGACTTGATACAGTAAAAACTGAGATCGAAGACAAGCTACGCTCATTGCTCGGCCCTGGAATCAATCTAGAGCCTGAAAGTGTTTTCGGCCAACTCGTAGGGGTTTTTGCAGATAGAGAGGCACTCCTTTGGGAGCAACTTCAAGCCCTTTACAACGCCCAATATCCAGACACAGCCGAGGGGGTTCAACTCGATCTCGCGGCCTCACTCGTAGGCGTTACTCGTAGAGCGGCAACTAGATCTCAACAGATCGGCCAACTTTTCTTCGGAGATGTTGGAACTGTTATTCCAATTGGAACTCAGATTGCTGTCAGCGGGAACCCTCTCGCTATTTTTCAAACCCTATCCCAAGTGACTCTAGTCGCCGGGACGGATGCTCAGAATGAGATCAATTTCTCTGCGGTTCCTGATGCTGGTCAATTCACTCTCCTCTATCAAGGTGAAGAAACAGATTTTATAACTTTTGCGGATAATGCGACCGATGTTCAGGCAGCACTAGAAGCTCTTCCAAATATTCCAACGGGATCGGTAGCCGTCAGCGGAACTTTCTCTAGCGGCTTCACAGTGGATTACCTAAATGAATTAGCACAGCAAGAAGTCAGCGCATTCACGGTTGGAAGCAATTCTCTAACAGCCTCTGCAATCGCCGTGACGATTAGTTTCATCCAGACGATTGTCGGAGTTGAACAAGGCTCTAGCGATTTAGACGCGGTGAATACCGGGGTCGTAGTAGCAAATAAATTTTCTTTAACTGAAATTGTGACTCCAATTTTCGGACTTGATTCAACGATCAACCCGACTGATGCTTCTGTCGGAAGAGAATTAGAGAATGATGCCCAATACCGAGCGAGACGAGAGCTAGAAATTCAAATCGCAGGAGCCTCCACGACTGGAGCTATATTAGCGGCCGTTGCGGGAGTGACTGGAGTCGAAGCTGTCTTCGTATTTGAGAATGATAGTCCTCTCGTTGACGGAGATGGGCGTCCTCCTCATAGCATAGAATGCGTCGTTCAAGGCGGGACAGATCTCGCTGTGGCTCAGAAGATCTTTGAGGCTAAGGCTGCCGGGATTGGAACTCATGGGACCATCACTCAAGGGATAACGGATAGTCAGGGATTCTCACAGAGCGTGAAATTCTCGCGACCTCAAGAAGTTCCTCTTCTATTAGAAATGGATCTTATGGTCGATTTAGTTGCGTTCCCTGTCGATGGAATCAATCTCGTTAAAGCCAACTTCAAATTATTCATTGATCAATACACGATTGGCCAAGACGTTATCGTCGTTCCAGATCTCTATGCTGCTCTTACTGGGGTCGATGAACTTGAGATTGATAAGGTTCCTGGAATTTCTAGAGCTGATATTCGAATTTCAAAGAGCCCAACTCCTCCTGTTGGAGATTCAAATATCGTTATCGATAAGGATGAACTTGCCACGATCGATATATCCGACATCACGGTGAACTTAATATGATTGTAAGGATTGAGGATCATGTTCAGCAGGCTCTAGATCGACTGATAGAGCAATACAAGGAGAAGGAAAATCTAGCCTCTCTCGTGACTGCGTTCACAGAACAAGTCCAGATCCTTGAGGATGACAGCTACGAATTTAAAGACCGGCTTAACGTAAATGCGATCTCAGGAAAGCTCCTCGATAAATTCGGGGTGATTGTTCTCCAGAAGAGATTCGGCCTAGAGGATCCTCTTTATAGGCTTATCCTATTAGCAAAGATCGGTATCAATATTTCGAACGGGGAGCCGGAGAGAGTGATCTCAACTTTTAAGATCATTACTCAGGCAGATTTCGTTCATTACATGAACCATAGTTACGGGGAGATTTCTCTAGCAACGGATGGTTCCTTTGATGAGGAATTTACAAACTTCGTCTTTGACGCAATGGAAAAAACACTGGCATCAGGAGTTCGCATAGCTGAGTTTGTCTTCCATGAAGACAGCGGCATATTCGGATTCACAGGGCCTACAGGCGGGCAGGTTATCGAAGGCTTCGGAACTGTTGCAGATCTCTCCTTAGGGGGGACTTTTGCATGGTTAAGACGCTTCACACCGACGTTCGCGTTCGAGGGGGAGGACTCCTCGACGTCCGGCTTCGGTTCGTTGGAAGATCCGATAGTCGGAGGAGGCTTTGCAAGCTTATGATTATGAGGAGAGAGGCAAATGGCTAAACCAAGTTCACATCTAGAATGGACAGTCGGAAACCCAGATTTTGCGACTGTTACCCAGGAACCTACTGGGCCTAAAAAACAAACTGGCTGGCTTCCCTCTGAGAAGCCTCCGCGAGAATTCATGAACTGGCTGTTCTGGAGGCAGGATGAATGGAATAAATATTTTGAATTTGCGACAGACGTTCTAGGTTTGGCGGGGGATTTATTCGTAGGCTCTGGGACTGGCCAATACGCCACACTTCAGCTCGCGCATAACGCTGCCGTTCCAGGAACTAGGATCATAGTCTGCGAAAATGCCACGATCAATTCAACGATCACTCTCTCTACAGGTCAGTTGGAAGTTATTTTTAAACCAGGGGTAGTCTATACAGCGGGCTCTGCTGTTTCGGCTGTAGATATTTCTGGAAGTGAAATCACGGTTAGAAATGGAAGATGGTCAGGATTCACAAGCAGAACTTTCAGCGTTATTTCTGGAGCAGCGAATACCAAATTACGGGACATCGTCTTCACAAACCCATCAACATTCCTTCTCGACGCAGGTACAAATACCACCGTTGAAGGCTGTGTGGTTGATGGCGTCAATGAGACAACTATCCGAAGAGTCGACATTTTAAACTCGCAAGCTTCTCCTGTGAACGTAACAGGGCTTGTGTTTGATAAGTTGAAGGTACGCGCAGCTCAGTATTTCTATGAGATACTCCAGAGTACGGCGAGCGCAAATCTTCAAGAAATTGGTTCATTTTTTGTGAAGTACAACTCCGCGTCAGATACGTGGTCAGTTCACACTAACCAACAGGGGGATAGTTCTGGAATCGAATTCAGCATCTCTTCGTCAGGTCAGGTGCAATATACATCAGGGACGCTCGCAGGAAGTGGATACGCAGGCGAAGCAACATTTCAACTCGTATCTATGATGCACAAAGCTTAGGAGATTATGATGAAAAAACTACTCTCAACAATTTCTATAATCGGACTGGTTACTACGGGCGTTCTTTTAGCCGCTGGCAGCTCCGACAATGATTACAAGATAGGGACGGCAAGTTCCTCGGCAAACAAGACAGTCACTTTTGATACAGGGGATACGAGTAATAATCCGAACATCATGGTGAATGATGGGCGGGATATTAGTTTCATCAACAACCAAAGCACTAAATTTAAAATAGGGAATGGTGGGGACTTAACTCTTGGTGGAACAACGGACACATCAAATACCCATACGATGTACGGACGAAAGTTTAATTTCGTCTGGAACTCTGCCTCTGGCGGAGAAGAGGTGTCGTTCGTCAACTCAAACACTGGTGGCAACGCTACTGCGAGAATAATTCTTCAAACTAGTAACTCTGCAACGGCTGCGTCTGATCCATTCATCACATTTATTACAAATGGTAGTTCAAATGGGTTCTTCGCAATGGGGATTGATAACGATGATTCCGATAATTTCAAGATCAATTATGGAACGACTTCTATCTCTGGAAATACTCAAATAGCTCTAGGAATAAGCCCATCGACTGGAAGTGTTTCTCTTCCGCTCCCACTCACTGTTGGTGGAACAGGATCAACTCCATTTTTTCAAAGTGCTGCCGCTATTAGGCTCTATGACAACCAGACTTTGACTGGGGCTGCTCAGTACGGATTGCTTAACACCGCAACATTCACGACCGCAGCGACTACGTCGATGATAGGCGTCTATTCGCAAGTCCAGTCTTCCGCTGGTTCCTACACGACCCCGATAAATGCAAACTTCTATGCCTGGGCAATGGCCAAAGGGGCTTCTCACGTAATGACGAGATCCATCAATTACATGGGGGACAATCAAACAGTTGCAACTAACAACTGTTTCATGTGTGACGGAACTGCATTTTCTGGGGACTGGGGAATCAACCTACAAACTTCGCGGGCAAATTATCTAGGCGGAAGTCTTACGGTTGGTGGAGCGATTGTCGCTGGATCTTTTAGTTTCGGAGGTAACGATTTCAAAGTTAACGCGGGAGCTACTGCCGCTCAGAACGGAAGCTTTGCCCAAGGTGCGAATACCGGATCTGTCACCTTCTCAGGAGGCACAGGAGTCGACTCAGCTAGAAATATTCAAGCCTATGGTGGATCTCATGCTACGAAGGCGATGTACTTAGAGTTCAAAAGAAACTCTACAATCGATGGTCAGGTAGATGGATCTGGAGCTTGGCAGATTGGTTCTTCAGGAAGCGGCTCTACACAAACAATTCACGGTGCCCTTTCTGTAAACCCAGCCGGAAACATCGCACTTCTTCACACGATTAAAGGCCGATTCCTAACTTTGGATTACGATGCAGGCGGAGCAAACTCAAGCGGCCTCATTCTTAACAATGACGATGCATCTTCTGCTGCTACTAGCTTTGCACAGATTATTTCTAATGGTGGCGATGCAGGTGTTCACGTTAACGACGACGCTGGCGCTGGTACTGGATTCGTATTCGGAAAAGATTCTACATCTAATAATTTAGTTATAGGCCCAGGCACTTTCCCTATCGGATCTTCAAATACGATAACTATGGGGACTGGTGGACAGCTTACGATGGGATCAAACCAGGCGTTCGTCATTGAAACATCACCTGGACCATCATCAGGATTCGCCTATATCCGAAGTAACAACGGCGGGCTAAACAGGTTTCTCATTGAGAACTCCAGTAACACGGCTTCGTCTGACGCGAATATAATTATAAATTCAGGCGGATCCTCTGCGGGCGATCCATATCTTACTTTCCAAGTCATAGGTGCGCAGCAGTTTGCGATAGGAATTGATAATTCTGATTCCGATAAATTTAAAATATCACAGAGTAGCGTTCTTGGAACTAGCGACGCGCTAGCAATAGGCTCCGGTGGGGAGTTCACTATAGGTAGTCCGACTTTCGCGAATCAACCCAACGTCATCAAAGGCCCTAACGCGAACGTCACTTCTACTGGCCTATCTCTTGATTGTGGTAGCGCTGCTTGTGCGACCGCTATTCATGGGGCGAGAAACGACGGGGTTATGTATATCGGGGCGAACGCCGGAGTAAGCAGCGGCCCCTTGTTAACCCTATACGGGTCCACTAATGCTAGTTTGCCTAATGTAGCTAAGCTGTCTTCTGGAGGGGCTAACGTCAGCTCTATCATTATGTTCACGAGTGCGGCAGGCGCAAACATCGCTCTAGGTGGAGGCGTTGAGCTTACCGATACAAGGGTACATGCTTACGGCGACAACACTGGAAATACGAACGCCGCCCAAAAGATATTCAGAGTTTACGGGAATGGTTGGGGTACGTCTTCTGCTACGTCAGCCCTGACTATGCTATATATTGATGGCTCAACCAACAGCGCCCCCACATTTACAACGGCTTATTATTCCGGAATCACGCTTAAAGCTCTGACCAAGGGAACTAACCACACAATCACGGACTTGGTGGGACTCGCGGTTGAAGACCAGACTGAAACCGTAACACGCTTTAAAGCAAACTTTTCAATCGGTAATAACGGCTCAAGCCCTGGATCGCCCGGAGCTGCTGAGTCAGGTCCGTATAACATTTACGTCCAGCCTAATAAGCCAAGCTTCTTTAATGGAAGTCTGCGCGTAGGCCCGACCTCAACTGGAGCGGGCTCTACCTATCCGAACTCTTTCATCCGCAACAGCGCGACCGAAGGGGCTTTGTATGTGGGTCAGGATAACACTGGAGCTTCCAGTCAGTCACTTGTGGTGGTTACCGCCGCTACGACCGGATCAGGGAACGCTTTTTCTGTTTTCAATAATAACGGTGGATCTAACGCTGACAGAATTCTTTATGTTGCGAACGACGCTACGATCTTTCTTGGGAAGACTAATGCTACGGCTCACGTTCTTACTTATGGAACGCATACGGCTAGCGGAAACTTCTATGCAGGAACTGTAGCGACATCATCTGCCAACGCTATTTTTAGAGGCGGTGATACGGCCGTAACATCTGGTGGATCTCAATTCGGATTCGTCGACACGCATGTATTCTCAAGCTCTGCGACAACTAGCATCTATGGATACGCTGCTATTTTCGCAACTCAAAATGCGGCCTTCACGACACCAGTTGTTTACGACTTCTTTGCGGAAACTCCTACCAAGGGGGCTTCGCATACTGTGACGAGATTTGCGAATTACGGCGGTACGGTCAGCTCCACTGGCGTCAACAATGCTTTTTTGACAGACAACGCTTCGTATAGTTCGGACTGGATGATAAATTTTACATCGAACAGGCCGTCACTTTTTTCGGGTGACCTCACTCTCGCTGCTAGAAACTTCAACCATCAAAAGAGCGATTCAGGAAACCTGGTTTACCATAGCGTAGCCAACCTCAGTAACACGGCAAGCTCTGGAGCCATGATCTTAGTCGGAACTGCGGGTTCGTCTGCAGGAAGCCCAGTGGTTCGTTACGAAATATCTGGCGTTCAAAACTGGGTCCAAGGCGTTGATAATGCAGATTCCGATAAATATAAAATCGTCGAAGGCACAGACATAGCAGTTGGGGCGAATACTAAGATTCAATGTACGACTGGTGGAGCTGGTCATTGCGAATCTAAGGGATCTGCTGGAACAACCGATGCTACCGCAGGCTATTTAGGCGAAGCTGCTCGCTCTGCTGTTACGACACTTACGAACTTCACAGGAACAGCCACGTGGAAAGATTGTACAAGCATTTCTCTTGCGGCTGGTGACTGGGATGTAAATGGTGTTGGCCAGTTTGCTCTTAGTGGCGCAACTGCTTCTGGAACTTACCAAGCTGCTGTATCTGTGAACTCAGGGACAACGACTACAGATCATGTGGATGGCGACAACGTGAATAGCGGAACTCGACCTACAGCAACCGAAAGAGCCACTCAGGTTATTCCTGGATACAGAATTAAAGTATCCTCAACGACCACTGTTTATATGAAAGTTTTTGCTACCTATTCTGCTGGAACTCCGCAGTACGTCTGCAGAATTAGCGCACGAAGGGTTCGGTAGTTGAATTTTCTACAGATTATAGTCGGCTTCGGCTTTTCAGTCTTAGCCGCCTTGATCGGATGGTTGATAAATATTGTTTACTCACTTCGTAAGGAAGTTGGGGAGATGGGAGTAACGGTAGTTGAAAAGCTGGAGCATCATTCAAGTCTGGTTAAGGGACTTGTTGAAAAAGAAGCCCTTGAAAGCAAGCTCGCCTCCAGACGACTCGATATACTTGATCGGGTTGGATCATCTATTACCGATGACGAGTTCTCCTCCAAGCTGGTGGCCGAGGGGGACAGCGCGATCCCTGCCACGAGAACAATACGAAATGTGGTTGAGAGAGAAAGAGTTAGATCAAGTGGGATCAAAGAACAGTAATCCGTATGCAGATCCGTATACAGATTATTTGAACAAGATAGGGGGGAATCGAAAATGTCCGAAGAACAACCAGTAGCTATGCCTACTGTCATTCAAGCAAACAAACCTGGGTATAAAAGTTCTGAGTTTTGGCTCACCGCCGCTGCAAATATTTTCGGCATGGTGATGGCTTCCGGAGCTTTCCCTGATGAATCTGGTTACGCAAAAGTTGGGGGCATGATCGTCGTGCTTCTATCAAACATGGGTTACGTCTACGGACGAAGCCTAGTGAAGAAAGGATAATCACATGGCACTACAACTTTCACATAGCAATGGATCTACCTCAGGCAACTACTGGAAAATCGCCAGAGTCGATTCTGACCACCTCCTAAATAAAGTTTATGTTCGTCTCGAACTCTATGAGGATTCAGCCGCAAGAATTGCAGGCGCTGCGCCTCTATGCTCGGAGCAGATTGAATATTCTGGAAGTGATTTCTCGGATATCTCGACTGGTTCAGTTGATGCACGAGCCGCTGCTTACGTTAAGGTGAAAACTTTTTCTAGGACCGACAGCATCGGTAATGTGAATTTAGATTTCACTGGGGCAACAGACGTCTAATGAAATTCTTGCCGATCATGCTTCTAGCACTGGTCGGCTGTAAAGAGATACCGGATGCGTTAGACCTATCTCTATCAGCCGAAGAAGGAAAAGATGCGACAGCTATCTTTGAAGGCTGTGGAGTAAAAACTGACGGCTACCTTTTTTGCAGGGTATGGGAAGAATCTAGCACCGATAGAGAAATCAAAATCCATCTTCCGAAGGTCGAATGCGATAGAGATAACTGCGTAGAAATTCAGATTATAAATCTCGATGGATCTCCAGGAATGGGCGTCGGCGTTCCTAAAGGATCGACAGAAGCTTCATTCAAACTTTCGCAAATGCTCAATTCCGATGAAGTCGATAGAAGTCATGATGGAGAATACCGCGTCCTAGCTCGCACCTATTTCAAGGGGCCGGATGGCATTCAAAGGCAGTCTAGATTTTCTGGAGCATTCAGGCTTTGGGTTCTTAAAAAGAATTATCAGAGAGTCGTATGTAACGATCCAGAGCGCGGATGGACGAAAGATCTAAATAAGAATTGCACTGCCGAATATACCACATCGATGAGGGCCGCTCTTTGTGGTGAGTGCAAATGAGTGGAATCTTCCTCACAAAAGAATTTTGGGTTGTGGTCGCCGGTCTCGTTACACTTCTTGGATCCGTATACGCCCACTTCCTATCCAAAAAAGCTAAGAAAGATCGGGATCAAAAAGCTGCGGATGAATCTGGCGCAAAAGGCGAAGAAGTCCAGCAAGTCGAAACCGCTCCAGAAGTTAAAAAAATTAACGAGCAGATAAAGGTTCAAGCTATGGCAGAGGAAGTTTTTTTCAGAGATACGCCGCTAGATCCAGCTATCTGGTATGAGTGCTGTGTCGCTGCTTATAATACGCAACTAGATCACTCTCTAGTTGCTGCCATCGTTCTCGCAGAATCGAATGGAAGTCCATTCGCGATGCGATTCGAACCTGAATGGAAGTACGGATTTAAACATGAAGAGTTTGCTAAGAAGCTAGGAAGTTCAGTCGCGACGGAGAAAATCACTCAAGCTACCTCATGGGGGCTTATGCAGGTGATGGGAACCGTGGCCCGAGAATATGGATTTATCGGGTGGTTGTCGGAACTCTGCGAAATAAAGCAGGGCCTCAAATACGGAACCATGCACTTGAAGGCAAAGATTGCAAAGTACGGCCTTCCGGGTGGGATCTCTGCTTATAACGCAGGGTCTCCCGCAAAAACTGAGAAGGGGCTCTACGTGAATCAAGCCTACGTTGATAGAATCGTTGAGTACCAGAAGAGGTTTCTGGACGTAACAAAACCACCAATTGGATAAATGAACTAGGAGAGAAAAAACCATGGCAACAGCTAGCTATAAACTACAGACGTTCGATACCACCAACAACAGACCGAAGTTGAAGGAATCGAATCTTCTGGAAATCATTCTTAAGGAAGTCGAAGTCTCTGACATCGCCTCCCCAACAAACTATACGGCCGCAACAGACAAGATCAGCGCACACCTTGCAGGTATCGACGCCGCTCTTGCAACTGCTGGCGGCACGTCTTTTTCTGACTCCCTGTTCGCAGTCTATGATAACGGCGACGCGACAAAAATTGCGAGGCTAGAAGTTTCGGCGATAACAACCGGAACGACTCGTACCATCACCATGCCTGATGCCAACGTGGATCTTGGAAAAGTTCTTTCCGCGATTCAAAAAGATGGATCGATAGCATACACAGCCAATCAGCCTATGGGCGGTTTCAAGCTCACTGGTCTTGCGGCTGGATCTGGCGCGGGTGACTCTGTTCGATACGAACAAGCCATTCTAGCGACTGGTGCCAACGCCTTCTCAGCGAATCAACCAATGGGTGGATTCAAACTTACCGGCCTTGCCGCTGGTTCTGCGACTGGGGATTCGGTTCGTTATGAACAAGCTATCCTCATCACTGGCGTAAATGCTTTTACCGCTGACCAATCGATGGGCTCTAACAAGCTCACGAACTTAGCTAACGGTTCTGCCGCTGCCGATGCAGTGAATAAGGGTCAACTCGATCTTTATGTTCCTCTCACTCAAAAGGGTGCGAATAACGGCGTTGCAAGTTTGGACGGAGCTGGAAAAGTTCCTGTTTCCCAACTTCCTAACTCCATCATGGAATACCAAGGCATGTGGAATGCCACGACGAACTCTCCTTCCTTAGCGGATGGAGCGGGTTCGGCTGGTGACGTGTATCGCGTATCGACCGCTGGTAGCCAAAACTTAGGTTCTGGATCCATCAGCTTCGATGTCAGTGACTATGTTATTTATAACGGCTCCACATGGGAAAAGGCCGACACGACCGATGCCGTTGCTTCTGTTAACGGACAAACTGGAATTGTCGTTCTTAATACCTCGCATATCTCTGAATCTGGAAGTTTATATTTCACAGACGAACGAGCACAAGATGCGGTTGGCGGCGCCCTTCTAGATACCGCAACGATCGATCTCAGCTACAACGATGGTTCAAACCAGATCAGTGCTGATGTTATTGCAAATAGCATTTCTGAAGTTCACCTGACCACCTCCGTCGCTGGAGCTGGACTTGCTGGCGGTAACGGAACGGCTCTTTCTGTTGGAGTTGATGGCGTCTCGACTGAAATTACTTCAGATCAAGTCGTCGTTAAATTCACAGAATCTCTTACGAATGCTGATGGTAGCACCGCTGCGATTCGCGATTTCGTCTATCTTTCCTCAGCGGGAAATGTGATGAGAGCGCAAGCCAACGGAAGCTTCAATCTTGGAACCAAGTTCGCAGTAGCTTCGGCCGCTGTTCTAACTACGGCTTCTGGATTGTTCTACGTCAGACCTGGAGCATTGATACCTGGATTTTCTGGCCTCACGGTTGGATCACCCATGTTTATCAGTCGTTCAGCGGCGGGCGGGTTCACACAATCTCTTAGTGGTTTCGTGGCTGGCGAGCACATTGTACAAATTGGCATAGCAAAGAGCGCAACTGTTATGGAATTTGCACCTGCGTACATCGCAGAATTCTAAAACTTACAGTGGGGAAAGGGCTCGTCTTGGGCTCTTTCCCTGCGTTATCTTAGGAACAAGATGCGACTTAAGGCGTTCAAATCATCGACACAGCCAGAGACTAAAAGGACATCCTTTGACGTCTTCAATGGCACGGGTAGCCCTGAGGGGGTAGTTACCGGGAGCATCGGGGATTATTATCTCAAGCAAGACGCTCCTGGTGGGATATACGTCAAGCAAACTGGATCAGCTACGAACACGGGATGGGTCACTTACGATTCTGTTCAGGCTCAATTATCTTTGACGATTGCGAACGGCCAAGCTTCGGCACTTTCTTTGTCAGGATTGCTTTACGATTTCAATACTTACGTTGGCGTTATCATCGCCTTCAGGCTTAGAAGAAAAACAGACTCGAATACTCTTCTGGATGTTGGAGAGTTATTCCTCGCGTATAACGACGTTGCGGCAAACTGGCGAATTCGTCAGTTCAATTCAATGGATTCAACAGGGGTCGAGTTCTCAATAACATCAGGCGGCCAAGTGCAGTATGTTTCCGACACACTTGCGGGAACAAACTACAATGGGCAACTGAAGACGAAAGTCATTCGGTATATCGACGCTGGATAGTTTTCAAAAGGAGACGACATTAAATGACTAAAGAAGAATTAGAAGGGATGAGCCAAACCGAGTTGGAAGCATTTTGCTATCGAGTCGGCAGAAACT